CTCGTACTGAGGTCGAATTAGACCCATTTGTATTTAACTCGAATAACTTTACGGATCCCTGATTCTTAACCCCTATAGTATCAATACGGTTATCAGCGTCGGTAAGAATAGCACTACTGGCTGTCAACGTTCCTATACTATGATCCAGCATGTTGGTAAAGAACGAGCCGCCTACAAGTTCAGGGGTATTGCCTCCTCCATCAAGATGCCCTATAGCAAGCTTTTTACCGTGTGTTCCCCCGCTACCGTAAGCATAGAACAGCTCACCTTGTGCAACTGCGGTAGGTTTACCATTACCGGTACTACGTTTTATTTTAATTGTTTGAGCCATTGGAACTCCGAGTTATCCTAGTAGGATCCTGCGTCTACTGTATCCGAATCACCTCCAGCTGCTCCCACTATTATGGGAACCCACTGAAATGTGCCTGTACTTGTTTCTCTATAGACTTTTAATTGGTCATCATCTGTATCATACCATGTGTCGCCTTCGGCTACTGTGGATACGCCTGATAATGTAGAACCTGAGGGAGCATTGGCACCTCTAAAGTTCTGGTCTGCTAATTGCTTAAGAGCATCTCTTAAATTAGTAGCTGTGATTGTATTATAAGGAACAACAGTAACATTGGCAGAAGTAATTTGACCTGGAACCTCAAAAGGTACTGCCAAAGTATATGCTTGTACTGTAGTGACGTCATCTACAAGGTTAACACTTATTACGTCTCCTGAAGCAATGACATCTGTGACTGCCTCAGTAATCTCCAAAGTAGTTTGGCTACTCATCGTGTTACCTCTGGAGTTAGAGTCACATCTCCTTGTATTATACGTTTGACAATAGAGTCATTAGCAGTGAAAATCTCTAAATCGTATATGTATTGTCCAGCTGCTACATTCTTACTAGTGTTACCAGGGAGTTGTAGTTTTAAAGCTCCTTGGGCCGCATTAGTAACAGTAACAGTAAACGTAGCAGACACAGACGCAGCGCTATGAGCTGTACGCATCTGTGCCCGGCCTGAATAGTTGGTCAGATTCAGAGCCGTCCCTGCCTGCTTAATAACCAAGTCAAGAGCAAAGTCGGAGCCTTGGTCGATCACTAAGTTGTATGTTCCTGCACTCATGTCTTTTTCTCCATTGTGAAATTATATCCCAAAGGACATACTTAGTCAAGTTTTATTTTTTAAGTGGTGTTACGAGAGCTTACCGATTATTACCCTCGTGGACCCCCCGTCTGTAACTGTAATTTGCTTAGTACCAGAGTTTAATGTTATATTACTAGTGCTCTCCGATGCTAATACTATTTTACCCCCACTAATGGCTGTATTTGCTGTAAAAGCCCCTTGTACCTGATCAAGAGTATTTGAGGCAGTAAGGTCTGTTCCTCCTACAGTAATAGTGCCTCTAAAGCCTGCTGTACCATTTGCATTAAGATAAAAATTCTTTGCATTAATAGATCCATTAGAATTTAAAGTTATGTGGTTATTGCCAGTTGTGTATCCCGTGGAGCTCTGCCCATGTGCAGTACCGGAAAAAATAGCATATTGATTTAGCTGCCAGCCTCCTATTGCTGCAGGTATTGCAACCCAATTACTAGTACCGGTACCGGACGCTCTATACAATTGATTAGGTGCTGTTGTAGCACTTCCATTCGTATCAACCCATAAATCTCCTATAGCAGTCGCAGTCGGAGCAGTATCCTGTCTAAAAAATTTATTCTTACTATTTGCTGCGTTAAGCGCGGTTGTTGCGTTACCATCAGCAGTGTTTGCGGTACTAGCAGCACTGGCGGCGGCAGTAGCAGCTCCGGCGGCGACATTACTTACGCTGTTAACCGTTGTTTCAAGGGGGTGTCCACTTAATGAAATACGGGCAGCACTAATAGTTCCTGTAGTAATTTTTCCGCCATCAATAGTCGTAGTACCACTTGAACCAAAGCTTAACCCATTTCCTGACCCATCTTCTACATTATTTGTCCCGTTAAACCTTACCAACCCTGTAAAATTTGTTGCCGTATAAACGGTAGTACCTAAAGTAACTGCACCAGTGTTTGCCCCATTTGCCGCATCAACTGCTGACTGTTCTATAGACCAGTACACATAGTACATTTTAGAGCCAGAAGTACCTCCACTTGACGTGGGTGCTATTTGATTCCAGTTAGTGGCTCCACTACCTATTACTCCACCGGATAATACTCCAGTACTCCATAAAATACTCACACTAGAAGAAGAGGGAGCAGAAGGTGCGCTTGCTTGCTGGGTGTTATAGTACAAATAACCGCTTGCATTCTTTTTCCCTATTACCCCGTCAGCACCTGGCTGAGAAACTAAAGCAGCAGAAGACCATTCACTATCAGGGATAATATCCGTGGCTCCTGTACCAATAGCAGCAGCCGTTCTCTTATACATATAGGGAGTAGAAAGACTAAGATTAGGAAGCGCTACAGTCCAGCCATTAGAATTTGCAAAACTTGTGGCGCCCGTTGCAAAAGTATAGGTTGTATTACCTATCGGCTTTGTGCTTGCTCCTCCTCCACTCGCGGAAGGCTTAAAAATCTCTACTGTCTTTGAACTAAAACCATCCGAACCAGAAAACTGTGTAGGAGGAGAGGTCCACTCATTATAAGGTATAGTGTCGGAAGTACCAGTACTATTTCCTGTTGCTGCTACTATCCATAGCTTCTCTCCGGCTCCAGGAGTTTGCGGAATTTTATACCAAGCCTCTCCTACTAAAGCAGTACTAGGATTAGTAATAGTTCCTCCCCCTGTGCCAGATAGAGCAACAGTTACAGTAGGAAACGAGCTAGTAGGACTAGCGGGTACCGAAACGCTAGACTTGTATAAGTAAACTAAAGCTGAGGCGGCTCCTGCCTCCCCTTCTTTAATCTTACCAATACTAAGTACAAAAGTTCTCTGTTTAGAAACATTATCAGGGTCTAGTGCCTCCCTTACTTTAACTGTAAAATTAATATTAGTATTACTAAATGCTATAGCTGCGTTATTAGTATGTACAATTTTTGTTAATACACCATTAGTAGCTGCCGTAAATGAAGTTGCAAGCTCCGTAAGTGTATTTACTTGACTAAAACCTGCTCCTGTTACATTTACTTCCGGTGATGAATAGCCGGGAGTTGCTATATTAAGTTGTATATTATCATACACAGTATTTTGAGTATTATCCGACTGATAAGACAACAAAGGTATGTTAGAAGTTACTAGTAAAGCTCTGGTTACATCTTCTAGATTAGGGGTTATATCTAAGTAAGACATTGCGCCTGCACCACCACCTAATTTATAAGTTCCCGCACCACTAGAATCATAGCTAACTGAACCTATTAAAAAGTCTTTTCGGAAGTCTATTTCTAGCTCTTGCTTACTAAGCGTCTGGGAGGAGGCATTCGCAGCAGTCCAAGGCCTGTCTAGGTACATCAAAGTATCACTAACTATATGTGCAATTTTTCCCGCAAAAGCACTGCCTATAGTTACAACCTGGGGTATTTTCAGAGCTAAAAACCCTGAACCTACTATTTGTGAAGAGCCTTGAGTTACGCTTGCAGAAGTTGTAACAGTTGTCCAAATATTTGAGGCGCTAGCAACATACTTTGTTGCATCATACCAGTAGTCAATAGTGCTACCAAAAGTAGTGGAGTCAACCTTTCGAGTTATAACTTTAAGGGCATTAGCGTTAGGAGCTGCTAGACTCAAGGCACTAAAATCCATAAATATATAAGCTATTGCTCCTGCAGGGTAAGCTGAATTTGCTAAGGCCGTACAAGAAAGGGCATAGGTGTCTGGGTCGGCTGAAGTGTTCTCTTTAGCACTTTGTATAGAAGTAAAAGGAGCTGCAATATATGAAGTACCTGAAAATTTAACTGTTCCTTTCTGTGACCCAGTATTTATAGGTTTGTCTATATCTCTAGTGGAGTATCCTCCTTTTACTATTCCTCCTATTCTTTCATGGTTGCCTTCAAATATATCATCTACTGTTATATTAAAAAGAGCTTGGGGAGACCTTCTACCTTTATTACTAATAGTGGTTACTCCAAAGACCTGAGATCCTTGAGGTACCTTTGTAAAGGGAACGGATCTTGCATCCCTAGAAACTCTTGTCCCTGTTAACAGCCCAGAATCATCGCCTAAACTATGCTGTATTTCAAATTCTCCTAAGTGTTCGTACTCTGTAAAAGCTGCTTGAATATCTGGATCTGTCGATTGTACCGCAGGAGGATCCCATTCAAGAGTTAACTCTTCGCCAGGAGAAGTATCCATAGGAGTTCTAAGTACCCTTAAATTAAGAGGTCGTGGAACTTGAACAGTTGCGCCTTCTCGCTGATATAAAACATCAGGAACTGCTAAGTTGAAATCTTGTTCTATTAAATCAAATTTAGTATTGTAATGCTCAACTGCTGTTATGTGATACTCTGTTTTACCTGACTCTTTAATATCTAAGACTTTATAAGGCTTGTAAGAGGCAATAGTAGGTACACCAGTAGTGCTTGTTTCTTTTATAGCCCACACGTCTCCATTAGTAGGAAGAACACTGAAAGCACTACCTAAATCTATAGTATTCTTTCCGTCCGTAGTAGAAATGCTACTAGTATTTAAAAGCCGCTCTTCAACAAGAGTTTGCTCTACATACTGTAAATTTATAGAGCTGCCACTACTGTCAACAGCACTTACAATATTCCTATTAGTAGTATCTTCATTACCGTTATTCGGAATAAGTTGTACAGTGGAGTTCCCAACTGTAGCGTGGGTTACCTCTTCACCCCTACTGAAAGTGGTAGTAGTCCCCCCAGAATTAGCTATAGTTGCTGTATTCTGGTTAAGGACTATTGTTTTTTTAGAGAGAATGGCACATATAGTATAATCGAACGAACCCGAAAGATGGCTAGAAATATCTCTGTCAATAGTAATAGCTGAACTTGTGCAAGAGCTTACTCGCCCACTAAAAGGCACTCTATAGTCAGTCTCATCTTGTATATTTACTATATCTCCAGGAGAAAGAAAAGCAGCATTAATTCCTGTCTTAAACGATACTATCTCTGTCTGATTAACTGCGGTCCAAAGCTTCCATCTTCCATAGCGTATTGCCTGGCCCTCAGAAGTACATCCAAAAGCTACTGCCTTCTCACTTTTTATAGATTTTGTTTTAAGTATGTTTTCTCTATCCTCAATTATAAGAGGCTCTAATTTGTATTCGTTTTCTGGGTTATTCCAGCTAACAACAATTTGATTAGCTCGAGTCTTACTACCTGTCGACTGATAATCAAAAGCTCCATCAATAACATTAGATCGGCTGAACGTATATATAGGCTCTTTTGGTTCGTCCATGGACGCAAAAAACTGAGAGTTAGACCAGTATAGGATGCCCCTAAATACAGTGGCAAAGTCCTTTAGTATTTTATAGGCATCTGTAGCCTTAGTAAGGTATATATTCGATCTAAACCTAGGCTCAGTACCACCCTTACCATCAGGGACTAGTTCATCACAGTATTTTGCTACTTTATATAAAGAAAACTTATCAATATCACTTTCTTTCAAGTGGTCGCCAAGACCATATCTATCGTTAGTACATATATCATAAAAAACCCATGCTGGGTTATCTGTATAATGTTTTTCTTGCCTAAAGTTACCGTCCCACAAAACAGGGGAAGTCATCCCATTTATAAAGGCTCTCTCCTGGCGCTCACTATTCCTAGTATACTTTGCGTTGAACCCATCATTTTCTTCTCGAGTTATGTAATTCGAAGGAACTTTTACTTTCATACCAAAGCATTCATATGACCTAGTGGGGCTTGTCTGAAAAGTTTTTGAGCTAAATACCGTATTTGCATATGCGGTATACGGAAAAGTTAGCTTCTCTTTTATAACTCCAAGTGCTTGTGTTAATTGAGACTCATAAACTCCAGTAATGTGTTTTTCTTCCCCGCCACTTGCCTGATCAAATGCGCTCCCTTCAGAGCTTCTTAAGTTGGAGTCTATACCACCACCACCGTCGGCAGGAGTACCAAATCTTCCTTCCGTAGTGTAGTCGTCACTTTTATTCTTAGTTAGCCTAGATATTCTGAACTTAAACGCGGTAAAAGGCTTTAACGCTTCTAAGTTAATTTTTATTTCTTGTGAAAAAGAGGATTTTCTTCGTTGTTTAGTCGTCCATACAGCAGTATCTGTTGTACCATCTCCATTACTATCAAACATACCCGATTGATTTGACGACCCTGGCTCTACAACTTTGAAGGCCCCAAATCCCGACCCTTCGTTTAGTGACATCTCTATTAGATATGCAACTCCTGCTGTGTACGTGGAGCTTGATCTGTCTACGATTAGGTAGCACCCCTGAGGGTAGTTAATTATAAACTTTACTTCATCAATTAGGGCTGCTTGAGCACCGGTAGCAGTAACAGTTGTATAATTTTCATTAGCAGGAACAAATTTGACCAAATTTTGATTCAGTATAGGAAGAGAAGTAGAACTTGTGCCTACTCCTTCCAATGTAGTTAGTGCTCTTTGCTCTAAAGTTCCTGGGTTAAACCTAACTCCTGATTTATTATGTTTTTCATTCGTGTTATACAGGCCTGTCCTACTAGTAGCAAAATGATCGGGGGATGTGAGCAAAAACTTAAAAGTTCCTGATATAGAAGAGTTGTTTTTAAGATTAACTGAATCCGTTCCTACAGACTCTATTTCTAGAAATAGGTCAGAAGTTAAAGTATTAATTACAGGGTTACTTGCATCTGTAGTTAGGTCCGATTCTTGAAATACGGCCCCTCCCGTTGCAGGATACATCAGGGCCGCCGTTTGAGCAGCTATATCAGTAGTATTGCAGGTTATATTAAAAAAGCTTAAGCCCCCAGAGCTACGAAAGTTAAAAAGTCTTTTTCCATGCGCAGCTTTTAAGCTCTGGTTGTCTGTGTTAAAAGAACTATCAAAGCTAAACCCGCTTAGTCTTGTAATACTACCTGACCATACGCCAGCCAAAGCTTCAGGACGGTTAAACGAGGTTAGTTTTACATTGGTAGAAGTTGCGTCATAAACTAATAAAAAACGAGTTCCCTCGTCTCCTAGGGTTGGAGTAAACTCTTGGCCATTTTTCGTAACAGTAGCAGTTTTACTTCCTGCAGTAAGGGTAACTTCAGTAACAGCATTACTATAAACGGCCTCATCATCTGAATCTATCGGATCATTATTTAAAAATACACTTGCAGTTCCATTCACCAGACCTCCTATAGGCCCTTCTGAGATTATATCAGTTACAAGTATGGTTTGCTCTGTTGAAACACCGACAGTGTTGCCCAATACATCGTTCTGGGCGGAAAATACTCGTCTGTCTAGTGCACTAATTGATTTTAATGGCATTACGCGCTCCCTGTTTGAGACGCCCCGTCTCTAGTCATATATGCAGTTCTATATACGTTACTTTGAACTCCTGCAACCTCAAAGTTAACTGGCTGTCCAGGCACACGTAATTTTCCGTATAAAACAGGAATAGGATCTCCTTCTACTATGTTTTGCTGGTTTCCATTGAAAAGATAGTTTTGCTCTTGGTCTCCATCAACAGCAGGGTCGGGTGCCATCATTTGCATAATCCCCGTCATACCTAAGTTTACAGCAAGAGCTCCAAGTCCTAATTGAATGGTGCCTACATTACTTGCCATAAATCCTGCCATACCCCCCACCTGGGCTCCGGATATTCCTGATCCTGCCATGATCGCCCCCGGATTCATCGCTGTTATTATGGCAGGCATAGCTACAGCAAGGGCAATTAGTGCGATTGCTGCAAGTATTTTTCCACCCCCAGATTTTGAGCCTGCGGGTAGAGGAGTAATAGTTACGTCTCCTTCTTTTAAATTCATTAAAAGCTCTTCAGTATAGTCTATTTTACTGTTTGCTACATCAATCTCGAAACCTACACTTTCTTCGTGACATTTAATTAAGTACTGCTTAAAAGAAGGATGATTGCACTCTATGCACCTTAGTACATCCGACACTTTAGGGGCATTCACTTGAAAACCTGTCCCAAACCTTTCTCCCATTTCTCCTTCTAAATACACATTACGCATCATATCGATAAGCTCCTTCTAAATATTTGCACCACAAAGGGTATAGGCTCTCTCTACAGGAAAGCCTGTTTACTGCATGGTGGTAAAAACAGTCATTGCCGACATACACGCCACAATGGTTCCCAACCGATGCTTTTACATTAAATACTAGAACATCGTTTTCCCGTAGCTCTGATAAAGGTACAGGTACATGGTTCCATTCTATTATTAATTCGGGGGTAAAATACTCTATACCCTTCTCCCACCAGTCGTCTTCAAAAGGCGCTCTAGTAGGTATGTTAATATTCCTGTGCGCTAAGTAGTCACGGGTGGCTTCAAAACAATCTCTTACTCCGAACTCGTACTCTCTTCCATATAGGTCAATTACGCTTTTTATAGGCTCAACTATATTTAACTCCATATCCGGATAGCTGTAGATATGATATGGTACGCCTAAAGCATTACAATATTTTGTATCTGCGTCACTTGGCTCTGCCGAAGCATCTGGATGGCTGTGTACAATTGCTACTATATCTGTTGTTCTTTTTAACTTAAGATACTCTTGAGAATCTATTATAAAGTCTTCTTCGTCTTCTGCAATATTGGTACAAGGAAACCATCTTTTTTTGCCTTTCACTATCGCTATAACACCACATCCCTCTCGAGGGTACTCGTCTGCAAAATGTTGCTGTATATCATCAAACATTATCTAAACTTTTTACTCCCTGGAAAGCCTCCAAAAGGTAAGCCGATGGTACTATCAGTCTCTGAATGGGGTACACCATCTACGTCGTAAGCAGATCCTTCTATTTTTGGCTGGCCTTGGTACCTTATCTTACAAGAATTAAGTAGCTTACCGCAAGCATCTCCGCGTACCCATACTCTAGTATTAGTAGCAGGTTCTATATTTGTGCTGGGTGCTATTGCTCTCCAGATAGTATTACCACGTTTTACATAAGGATTTTGGCGTGCGTCAATAGAGTGTAGTGTGTAGGCAGTACTAGTTGACCATTCAGTATAAGTTCTAACTAGCTGCCACTTTGGGTTTTGTGAGCTAGGTGTTACTCCTTGGACTGTACCTTCTGCACGATATATAAAGTTGGGGCTGCTGAACTTTAGTTGGACTCCGCTTGCTATGCTTTGGGCACTACTTAGCTTAACGTAAGTACCAGAAGTCTGTACTACAGTTACATTACTAGGGACGCCTGTCCCGGAGACTATAAAACCAAGCTCTATGTTAGTATTTGTATTATTTGGAGCTAGTACGACATTAACTGAGCTATTAACTGCACCACTTACAGTCGCGAAATAATCAGTTGTAGAAGATACATATTCCCCTGCTACATAAGTAACTCCTGCTGCATAAACGGCCTTCCACATAGCGTTTGTAGAGTTTGAGGGAAAATAACTAGCGAGTACCAGAGGCTCGTCATCAAAGGTAAAATAAAAGCTATAGCCTAAACCGCTTTTGGTGTATTGATTATTTAGTGCCCAACTGCAGGCACTTTGTGTTACTGAATCCTCTGCTCCTTGATAGACCCAGGGACAGTATTTTCCTATAACTTGCCTATTTGGTACTCGTATTCCTCCGATGTCTGCGGGAGAGGCAAGTTCTAGCGAAACAAAAATAGGATTCTTAGACGCGACTCTATCAATTATAAAAGTTTCTGTATCAAACTCTACAGCGGTAACGCCACTCCCTGTATATTTCTCTAAAGTTCTTCTTCTTGTTAGCCTTTGCCCTATTAGATCGTCTAAAGTAAAGCCAGAAGCAGATACGAGTTCGTCATCTACTGTACCATCCCAAGTTCCATCTTCCATCTGAGTTTTGAAGGCACTTCCTGTTTTAAGTATACTTTCAACATTAGCAATAGTAAGGGTGGGGCGATTCATTGCACCGCCTGTTTTTTTCTCTATATCATCTAGTTCTATAGGCAAAGTAGTATAGGTATTGCCATCAAATATTATGTCTTTGTTAGCAGTAGCTGCATCCAAATCTTTAGCCGCATGAAAATACAGTACATTATTACTTCCAGTACCTATTGTCATCTCAAATAGCTCAATTAAAGGACTTGCAATTTCTAAGTCTTGGGAGTCGGATACTATTAGGTTTGTCATGGTTCATAAACTCTATTAAAGGTTGCAGTAACACTCGAGCCTAGTAACTCTGTGTATGTTTGTTGCCAAGTAGCACATACTACTTTTACTGTTTTCTCATTGGGGTTGATAAAGCTTAAAGCCGTACCTGAATTAAAAGCTTTTGCTCCGCTTAGCTCAAGAGTAGTACCAGAAATACTAACTACAGTTACGGATTGACCAAGTACAGTAGCTCCGGGAGTTATATCTAAGTTATTTGTCGAAGAAGTTAAAGATATCGTAGTAGTAGAGCCGGGAGCTCCAGTAGTGACTGCAGTGGCACTACTAGTGGAATTAGTATCTGGCAGTGTAAAATTAAAAGAAGTTACTCCTTTATTAGCGGTGAAAAAAGAAATAATATCATCTGCTGCAGCCTTCCCTCTGTTTGCGAAACCAACAGAGTAAGTCTCTGCTATGGAGTTCAGCCCATCTGCAACTCTTTGTTGATACCCATCTCCAAACTGTGCGGTTCTTACTGCAGGAGTAGAAGACCTAGATACGTTTTTATCGGGCAGAACTTTTGAACTAGTTATAGCTGGTACTGTGAAACCTAATGACATTATGCTACTCCGTACGGATTCAGTATACCACCTGATCTCTTTTGATACTGTAATTCTTCTTGCACTGCGGCAGCGACCATCTCTCCAAGCCGTTTTGATTGCTCACCGTTTGAAGAAGTCTCCTGCTTTGCACCACCCTGACCATCCATAGAAACGTTTACAGTTACCATGTTATTCTGACCAGCCTGACCCCCTAAGTCGACAGGTATAGACCTATTATTAGGAAGAGGTACTACTGCCTCTGTTCCGTGAAGTATTGCAGGATAGCCTGCGTCTCTACCAGTAGCGACCCCGCCTGAGGAGTAGTTTTTACTTTTAGCTACGCCACCGTATCGCAGTTTCTCTACTCCGTTTGACATTACTCCGCCGTCTTTCTTTCCGGTTATTCCTATAAAGTCACCAAAAGTACTGCCTCCTAAAGCAGTTTCTAAAAGCTTAACAACAAGTAGTTTTGTTATGATTTGTGCTAAAGACTTAAGAATTCCCATTGCCATGTCTTTAAAAGCTTCTTTCGCACTCTTAGTTCCTTGAACTATAGCATCAAAAGCACTTGCTAAGTTATTAGACAAGGATTCTCCTAATACATCTCCTACCTGCCCTATGGCTGTCATGTCTTTTTTAGCTTGGGCATTCCCCGCCTTCTGAACCGCAATTTTAGCCTTTGTGACTTCAATTTCGCCGTTAAGTTTTTCGATGGCGCCTGAATCTGTATTTTTAGAAAGATCAGTTTCCAGCGACGTCAGCGTCATACGTTGCTCTTGTAGCGTATTATTTAAAGTACGTAAAGCGATCAATTTCTCTTCAAAGTCTATTCGCAACTTCATCTGCGCTGCTACAATAGCAGGCGCTCTCCCGGCATCTCTTTTATCATTGCCTAAATCAATAGTATCTAATTTTACGTTTTGTTTAGCAGCTATAAGGTTTTCTAAGTCTGTTCTGAACTTGTCTATACCTCCCTGCCCTTTTAAGGCCTCATCTAAGTTTGCTACAGCATCAGTAACTAGGTTCGTACCTACCGTCATCTCGTCAAGAAGGGTTACAGTCTTCGTCATAGGCTCAAGACTCCCTAATAAATTGTATAGGTCACCCCCTCCTAAAGACTTAGTTATATTGTCTATATCATCTTTTGCTTTCTTTGTTAGGTTAACAAACTTATTTGCAAACTTCTCCTCGTCTTCTATAGCTTTAAACCCTTCGTCAAAACTTTTAAACAATGCGTCATATATAACAGGGCTGAGCTCTTTAAGATTAGGCCCTAGTTCTTTTACAATCGCATCAGTAGCTTTCTTGTATTTTACAGGGTCGAAGGTCCCGTCAACCTTTACAGAGTCCCGCTGAGCCGCTTTCACCATACTAGATATGCCTACACTGTTTATTGCGGTCATCCTCTTTAAAGAGGCCTGTACGTTAGTAACTCCCTCCTTAGTGATTCCTTCGTTGATTTTTGCAAGTTCTTTATTGACGTCTTTAGCTACATCTGTTATCTTCTCTAAAGTCTCTAAAAAGGTTGATCTATTTGTGGCCTTGTCCTCCACTCCTTGCAAAAATTTCATCCCAGATGTGTCATTAAGAGCAGTCTTCCACTTTGCAAGATTTTCCTCATTAAATACAAGAGGTACTTCAAACTCTACATCCTCCAAGCCCAGCTTACTCCGTATCCAATTATAGCCGCCCAGTAGTCCTTCAACCATACCTGTAACCAGCTGATTTATAGTCTGTAAAACTGAACCTGCCATATCGTAAATGTTATTTACAAATGTGGCAGGAGAATCCATTAAAGCTTTTAGTGATGATGTTATGGCAGTGATCACCGCGATAACGCCTCCAAACTTCATAGCAAGATTAATAGCTTTTCCGGCGAGGGCAGCTGCTCTTCCTACAACTCTCATCGCGTTAGCTCCAACTTTTCTAAAATAAATCATTGCTCTAGCAGGGCCTGTTCTTATCTTTATACCCAACTTTTTCATACCAATAGTAGCTTTTTGTGCAGCTGAAATGGTAGAACCTTCCATTTTTTCAGCAGCTTTTTCCATATCTTCAAGACTAGATATTAGATGCTCTCTTCTCTCATCAGTAAGGTTTTTATATTCGCCCGTGCCTGCTTTAGCAGATTTTATCATAGCGGACAGCTGTCTACTACTTACGTCTTCTCCGCCTTGAAGTTTTTCTAAACCTGAGCCTTTCCTCGCCTTTAACCCCTCTACGTCACCTTGTGCATCCCCCTTAGCAGACGCGTAACCAGTTTTATCAGCTTCCGCAGCTTCCTTCATTTTCTCTATTGTAGCATCTAGGGCATCTCGGTACCCGCCTAAGTCTTCCTCTGCTTGCATCATTGCTAATTCTGAATCATCTGCAAAGTCAGTAATCTTACCCGCTAAACCATCAAATCCTGGCATAGACTTAATTATACCGGCAGCTAGAATTGCAAAGAAGGCAAAAGCTACACCTGCATTATTGGATATCATACTAGCTATACTTGAAAAAGCAGGTAGAAAAAACTCTGTGATTGTCTTAGTTATATCTTCAAAAGTTTTAGCCAGCTTAGTAAAAGGGTTAGCTGCTCCTTCTACCTCCCCAAACTGATCATTTAGTTGCTTTTGTACTGCGACTAAAACCGCCTGGCTTCGTTCCTGGTCTGTTAAAGCTTTAACATTCTTGCCTATAGAGGTGGCATAGTCTGTTGTTGCCTTCTCTAGTCTTAAAGTGATACCTAGTTCGTCAAGAAGCTCGGGTTCAGCTTTTGATATACCACGTACTAGCCTGTCAAAAGAATCAGTGAAATCTCTACCTAAAGCTTTAGATACTTTAGTTGCACCTACAGCCAAGTCTTCTAACTGTGCAGAGCTAAACCCTTTCGCGGAACCAATAGCGGCTGCTTCGGCTGCTTCTTTAAAGCCTAGCATACCATTACTTGCGTCTCTCAGCCTGTTGGTAACGGATTCAAGTGCTAAACCTGTGCTTTTTGCATAGTCTCCTTGGCTTGCTTGTAGTGCACTTAAATCTGCTGCTTTCTTGAGAAAGTTAAAAGCAGCTGAAATAGCAAATACGTTTGCGGCAAGAACCGCGTAAGCAGGAACAATGCCACCACTAATACCTTGTGACATTTTTGCGAAGTTTTTAGTACCATTAGCGGAAGCCTGAGCAGCCCCCTTAAGATTACGGTCAGCAGTCCGAGCACCTTTAGCAGTCCTTTCTAAGCCTTCCCCTAGCTTTTTGGAATTCAGGGCTGCCTTTTTCGTACTGCCCTTGTCATTGACTTCTACATCAACCTGTATTTTATCTGCCATTAGCCCTGTACATTATGGGTGTAAGTTTTACCTCCACCGCTTTTACGCTCTTTTTGCTTGCGTTTTCTTTCGCTTTCCTCGAATCTACTCTTCATGACAAACATATCATATCGTTGCATAAAGAAAAATACTTCTTTTTCATCGTCTATATCATACAAGTCGAACACATAAGCTACTTCTGTCCAGTTTTTCCCCATGTAACTACCACTCATACCATCCCACTTATCAGATAGCTTGTCGTATATAAAAAATGCCAGTTGAACTTCCCCAGGAAAAACTGAGGACTCAAGTGGCATTCTATTGGGGTCTGGTTCTTCACCAAGCTGTTCACAGATTAAAAGATACTTCTCTATATCTATAGAGTCTTTCTCTTCTATATAACGCTCAAGTAACTTATCTACTTCAGTTACTTGTTCTGCGTAAAATTTTCTAAGTCACCTACCATTTCAGTTACCCAGGTGTCAAAATCTGTTGCATTTTTCATAAGCAACTGGGCATTGTCTGCTGTATAAGGTAAGCAATCATCAGGCGAGAACTGTGAAACATCAACCAAAAGAAGCTCTTCTAGGTATCGAAATTTCAAACCGTCCCATCCTTTTATAACCGCGTTACAGTACTCAACAATAAACTTTTCATCATCTAATATTTCTTCGGGCTGTCTAGATTTTTTATTCCACTTATTGCTAAGACACCTTTTTCTTAGTTTTACTAGCTCTTCTCGCGCAAGATGGCATAAATCCAAATTAAACCCCTCATACTCAGGGTAAGGAATATTTACTGTCTTACTTGGAGTCATAAGACTCTTTAGAGATACGGGTTCTTTTTTAGTGGTTGTAGCGTCAGCCATGATTATTAAATCCTAAATTTTAAAAGTAAATTATACGATATAAGACAATAAATGTCAAGAAGTATTTTTAAGTTGGTGAAAGAAATAAGGGGCCGAAGCCCCTTGTCCCTTTATGCGTAGTCATCTACTGGGAAGTAAGTAATTGAGGATACCTCGTCCGCCGTTCCAAAATTGGTAGGAAGGGCCTGAAAGTTAGTCTCAAGAGATATTACATCTTCAATAGAGTGAGTAGGTACTTCAATGTGTGCAGTTGGGAAAATAATCTGCAGTGCAGGGTCAGTACTATTACCTACCGCGACTGCTCCACCTACGCTCATCGTTACCTTAAACTTGTTTACAGTTTTACTCATAGCTCCAGTACTTACTAGATCGTTAAAGAACTGACGAGAAGTACCGTTAGAGAGGTCTCCATCATCAAGAGTTAAGTAACATGTAGCAGCTCCTGTAGCACTTCTGTTTCCAGTAACATGCTCAAGCGGCTTGTTAATAGCTCCTAATTCTTCTGGTACCAGATAAGTAATGTTGTTTCCAAGTGTGAAACTTCCACCTGTAAGTACAAGATTATACTTACCATTAGCTACCGTTCCACCCGAAGTCCAAGAGGCTGTTAAGTTAAACCGCCCAGTAGCCCCGTTTGTAGTCGCGTTTGCAGCGGTATCATACAGTTTAAATGAGGTTGTATTTACTACACCTACAAACTTATGGGTTCCATTAAGCTCTACTGTACCAGATACACCATTGATGAATACTTGGTCTCCCGTTGCAAAGCCATGAGCAGTAGAAGTACTAATAACATCTGTACCAACGACCACACCGCTAATTGCAGCATTAGCCCCGGGGAAGATTGTTGAAATCTTATCGGTCCCCTCAGCAGCTTCAATACCTACAGAAGTCAATCGATTACGAATAAAGTTCTTAGTACTAGTTGTAGCTTCATCAATAGCTGGAACAGTGGTAACTACATTAGTCCCACCAGGAACAACACTAACTAGGCTAACTTGTCGTCCTAAGGCATTATCAGTATCAACAAATAGGTCACCTAGAGCTATGGCTGCTCCGTCTTTACGTCCGAGAACTCCAGTAGCATTTGAAGCGGGAGGAGTAGTACCTGTAATAACTTTTCCAGATATGTCCTGAACTTCTTTAGCCATACCTGACCATGAGATAGTAGCAATACCATCAACATCAAAGTCAACACTCGCTTCGTTAACAACTGCTTCTGGTAACCTATATACCAGAGGGTTTGAGGTGGCTGTGTCTATCATGAAGAAAATAGTGAAGGCAGTCATAGCAGATCGGTTAGACTCTCCTATACTGATTGTGGTCTTAGTAGCCGCAGGAGTAATAACATTCCCTGAAGTATGAGTACCAGCACTTGCTGCAGGGTTACTAGCTCGAGTAAAACCGGAGCCTGTAGTGTAAGTGTCTGCGCCAAACATAGATGCCCAGAATACCTCCTCTACCGCGTGTACCTCTGCTGCATCAGATGCTGCAACAGCACCTGTAGTAAGCCCGCCTCCTGAGTTAATTTTTGACTTGAAAGGACGAATATAAGTAGAACATGACCACTCTGCCGGAGCAAGAGAGTCAGTAAACACACGACGACCTCGTCGACTTATACCTACCGTGCTTTCCATCTCCGCAAGAGTTATCTCCGAAGTATTCGTTGTTTGAGAGAAGCTATAGCCGTCAAGAACTGGTATTTCCCAAAGCTTTCCAGCTCCCAGCTTAAGAGCTGCTTCTGTATTATCTGCCGGGTTTCGAAATTGCACAAACATTCTCGTGTCACGGCTAAAATATAATTGTTGTGCCATAGATTATCTCCTATGAACTTGAAAAGACTGGGTCGTGAACGTTTGTTCGTGCCCGCATTTTCTTAGTAACGAACCTCTATTAGTATTTCTCCTACTCCTAAAGGGTCTAACACACCTTCATCAGTATCAATACTGATGACTGTGATCTGTTGAGTGAACTGCTCTAGACCGTTTCTATCATGGTACTTTAAGCGGTTATTCTCTTCTATTACGGTCTCTACATCTTCTAATAACTCATCAAGAGCAGATACTGCATCCTCTTCATTTACATAACATCGTACTGTTATGTTTAAAAACCTGTCCTTGTAGCCTGCTGTTTGATACTCTCTAGTCTCACTACCCGCATTAAGGTGAATTGCAGGGAACTCTTCAACTTCATCCCAAAACTTTAGTCTTGGGCTGGTCTCAGCTACTGCCTGATGGTATAAACCCCTTCCATCAATTAAGGCAAACTGCTGTGATAATGCTTTAGTTATACCAGCTCTACGAGAAGTATATAATCTTTCCTTTCCCATCACATTCTCCTAGTATAAAATCTTCCTAGTGCCATATCTGCTGCTATCTCTCTTATAGACGCATCTATAAGTTTTCTAGGGTCTCTCTCAGGGGTACCTTTTTCAAATACACCATAAGGCTCTGTTTGGTAAGTGTACCCAAAACTAGGGTGGCCTTTAGGAGTGATCATTGCGTCCGTCAGTTTAACACTATTGGCGAATCTACCTGTTCTATTTTCTAGCGCGGGGCTGTTCATATTTTTTCGTACTGCATCAGGTAGTTGTTTATTAATAATAGTTACGTAACTATACAGGCTACGAGCTTGCTCATGTGTTGCCTTTTTACGGCCTGTTTTGTTTACTAATTTATCAATATAAACAGGTAGTAAACTAACTTTTTTCTTTTTAGCCCTACTTCTTTTAGATTTAGAATTTGAATCGTCTATTTTACTGACTTTTATATTAGTTCTAATACTAGGATTACCAGTTGCAAGTTTTACAAAAGGTTTTAATACTTTTTTTCGTATTTTTGTTAGCTTAGAATCAGACCCTTTTAAGTCAACCCAATACTTAGAATTTAGCTTACTTAATACTTTTGCTAAGTCTGCTTTCATCTTTTTAACCATAGGCTGCTCTATTTTGGCGCCTTTTGACTTATTCATCCTACTACTTTCTATAGATACATGAATCTCATCCATATCAGCATAGTTATCTTTCATAACTAAAATCTCTAAACCCTCAAATAGGTCAGGAAATCCCTTCAAGCTAGATAAAGTACCGAACTGGAAAAACGCACTTTGAGCAGCGGCTACTCGCTGCTCTGCGACCGATACGCCCTCCTCATGCCCTGTATTAAAAAATTGTTTCTGTGTTTCATCAAGCTGTTGTATCTTCCTACTTTTGCCTTTTTTATTGGGCTTATTTAAAACATCTATTTTGTTCATTATCTTTTCTATGATAGTTGCTTGATGTTTTCCTTTAAAATCCTTAATTAGAGTATAAACATTAGTACCTTGTTTTATAGGCGTTAAAACTACTGTAAACGATTTAGCATTACCTGCTTTTTTTATTTCACACTTAGTAGAAAAGAAAGGTTTTATGTCACTAAACATTGCCTTAACCATTTTAGGTACTTCTGTATCTATTATTTTAACAAAACTTTTTAACACCTTTCCATTTGAGTCTACTGCCTCTCTTTTTCGAAGCTCTGCCATAGACTCGGCTTTGACGCTTGCTTCTGAACATTTGAAATGATGTACTTTTATATCAGAGTTTATTCTACGAAACGTTTCTGACTCTTGCTCCATCATATTCGTTATAGTGGTCTTTAGCGCATCTAGGTCTTTTTGAGACATTAAAAGTTCTTATGCAAGTCTAAGACTCGCTTAATGTGATCTGGAAAGGAAACATTATCTCTCTGACTAGAGCTAGTTTGGTTCTGTATACTAGCACCGGCTATACTCTGCCTAGACTTGTGTTCGTCTTTTAAATAGTATGTAATTAAATCAAGTACTGCCAACTTAAGATCCGCAGGTACTGCACTATATCCGGCAGTATACACTACCTTAACTGTTTCTATACCAGTGGGCCAGTTTTTATAGCCTCCAGCAGTTGTTCTGTAAATACAGTCTGTTGCTTTATTAAGAGCGTATTCCTGTGCGCCTACAGTAAGAGTAGTAAGAGTGCCTCCATAAGAAGTTGCCTCTTGTACGCTTACTATTGTGTTTACAGGACTTTCTGTTAATTGTACTATGTGGGTCCCCCATTCAATATTAAACGTTTCCGTTTTATTGGTGGAGAAAAAATCTAAAAAACTATTACCACAATAAGTTTTCACTAATTGACTTACAGACGGGATTAAAACGTTCAGGCGTGCGTCTTCTTTAGGCTGAGTTATACCCTCTGCCGATTTATACTCCTGTAATGTTATTAAATCTGTCATATTCTATAGGCCCATTAGTAAAAACTTGGGGGAGAAAGTCTCCCCCTCATTTCTATATCTTCTAGCTATTACGTGTCAGTTCTGATCAACTTAACAACAGATACATCAGTAGTACCATTGTTAGGACGTAACTGGTTGAAGCCAAGAGACTGGCTAGCAACAATTACATTACGCTGCTTCATAACTTCGTAATCCTGCTCAACTGATACACCACGCAGACGTGGGATAACGTGGTTACGAACGTTAACTGCATAACCTACAGTTCCCGTGTTAGCGCCGTCACCTTCGAGCTGGTCAGACACGACTACAGGAGTACCGTAGATTGCGCCTACCATACCTGTAACCTTAGTGGCTATGTCAGAACCTACATCAGTGATGTCAGCGAATGCTACATCGGAGATGAGGTCGTAGTAACGAGCCTGAGATACAATATAAATCAGATCCTGAGGCATCATACCATACTTACCCATAAGCTTACGGGCTGCAAGGAACTCAGCTGCAGTAACTGCTGTGTCAACTCCTGATCCGCCTACTGCGTCAAGTGCATCTACTTTAACAGTACCTGCGAGAGCTTCGAGACCTGCGAATCCTTCATTGTTACCGCCAGCGGCAGTAGCATTTAAGATAGCATTATCTACGGCGCGCGCATGTGCACGTGCAACACCTTCAACAAGCATTGGCATCAAGTTAACAAGGACTTCTTCGTCAATGTTGTTATCCATAAAAGTAGTCGAAACAAGTCGAGTAGCTTTCAGGATTACTTGGTTAGCATTGTACTGATTTGCAGTAACCTGTGGACGGTTGGTTAAGTTACCACCCTCTACAGTGTTTGATCCCCAAGTTGCGGGAAGCGCGTCAGTTTGAATTGGCAGTACTTGAGTCTGTGAATTAATAGTAATTTCACGGAAAGCCTGTGCCAGTTTCAACTCAAGCATAATTTCTTTCTCGATTTGAGAAGAAACTTCTTGAGCAATATTAGGAGCTACTCCAGCACCAGCATAGTTTACGCCAGCTTTTTCCATAACGTTCTTAGAATAGTCAGTATCCCAACCTTTGCCAGTCATAACACCAAGTAAATGTCCGTACATAAGTTCTTTACCGAACTTAGATAAGTCTTCACTTCCTGAACGATCAGAGAAAGTTCGCTTGCTGTTCTGCATAGCTGTAATTTCAGCTTGCTTCTCTTCAAGGTCTTTCTTGTACTTCTCGATAGTCTCCGTAGCGTCTACTTTATCAGTAGCCATCTCTTTACGAATATCTTCCATCAAACGCTCTGTACCTGATTCTACACCAGATACGATAGCAGTTTTAACTTCTTCTTCTTGTTGAGCCTTAGCTTCTGCATTTGCAGTTGCTTGGTCTTCAAGGTCCTTTTGTACAGCCACATCGGCTGCTTTTTGCTCGGCTTGCTTCATTGCGATTTTAGCAGCAGTTTCCTCAGCTACTTTTTTAGCAAAAGCTTCCAAGTCAACGGGTTGTTGTGTCTCTTCAGACATTTTGATCTCCTTTTGGACTTGCGTCCCGTCACTATTAGTGAAAGTTTTTTTGAAATCCTCATACTCTGACATAGAGTCAAAAGATTTCGCTAGTGAAAAAGTAGCTGATTGATTACACGGTACCGATACTACCGATACCTCAAATAACTCAGCGTCCTTTATTCTTAATCCGTCGGTTTCCTCTAGGTAATCAGCATCCTTGACTCGGAAACCAACTGAAAAGGCCCCAAGAACACCGTCTTTAACTAACTCAGCTACATCACCAGCAGATTTGCTGATTTTTGCAGTAAGCTCCAATCCATTTTGAGTGCTCTTTAAACCAGTAGCTCTCCCAATAGGTCGGTTATAATCATGATTGAAAAGAATAATAGGATTCTTCTCAAAGTTGTGCAGTCCACCTTTAGTCCATGCGTCGGCTGAAATAGAGTCGCCAGCGCGATCAAAGTCAGCAGTACTCGCCATACCTCGGATCATTATACTACCGTCATCCTCAGTATGAGACTTAAAAGTAGAGGTAAGATTAAATATCTTTTCCATTTACTTCCTCTTTTACTGCTGATTTAACAGCAGGCTTACCCTCAGCCTTTGGTGCGGGCTTCGGTGGTTTTGGTGCGACAGGCTTTGGAGTAGGATTTTCCTTCTCTTTAATCTCTGCCCACACTTCTGGAAGAGTGCTCTCGATAATAGACAACATCCGACTCCAGTTTCCAAAAAAGTTCAGTGCAAGTCCCGCTCGAATTGGAACGTTTCCAAGTTTTTCATAATCATGTTTGGAAAGAATCTTACCCTGCTCTAACATAACCATTGCTACAGCTTCTAGGGCTTTATTTCTTTGTCTTATACTTCCCATTACTCTTCTATCTCCTCTACAGGCCTTCCGCCTTCATCGGGGTTAACTGCTGACCCAGCAATATTTGCCGGGATGCGTATTTCTTCTGTACCTTCGATAGGTTCAAAACCTAATCGCTCTCTTGCTTCTGCTGCTGTAATAATACCACCATTTACTAGTGAAGTATAATAAGCAGAAGAGTCTCTCAGTTCTGGCTGCAGAGCGGGGATATTAGAAATGTCCTCACTAAGTTCAAAACCAAAAAATCTTTCTAATCCATAGTTGATTTTTCGAACTATAGGTAGTATAGTCTCGAGATAGTACATGCGCATATTGGGGCGAATGTTAGCGTTGTTACCAGAGTCCAACATAATAGGTGGGATTCCTAACGCCTTCAAAACAATCTTTTCATTTTCTTCGATTGAACTTTGAAAATCCAATTCTTTAAAATTTACATTGGATATCGAGTCCACTTCAATTCCGCCATCTAGGATAAGGGGTCTACGACCTCCTGCATCTGGACGGTATCGTGCTTGCCAAGAAGACATCATACGTTCTTTAATCTTCTCGGAGAGTGTATTGGGGGATTTTAGTACTAAACCTGGTACTGCTCCATTCTTAAAGAAGTTATCCTGAAAAGCTCTCATCGATCGCATAAGTATCATAGTACGAAGTGCTGGCTTCAGCCTTGGTACGCCACGATATATGGA